CGAGTGCGGCCTGTTCGAGATGCGGGTTCCCGTGAGCGATGTGCCCGACGAGGTGTTCTGTCCGCTCGAGCGCCTGACCGACGATGGGTACGCGCAACGCTTCGTCTGCGGCTTCAACTCGCCCTGGGCCGGCTCGACCTGCGCGATCGGCGTGGAGTCCGGGATGGTGACGGGGTGAGTGAGATGAGGGGCCGCATGAAACCAGGCCGGATGTTTCTCTTCCGCTCCACTAGCGAGTGGGGACGGAGATTTGACGACGCTGAAGCGGTACTGGTGGTCGTCGATGGTAGGACCGAGGTCGATTTCTGGACCGGCGATCGGTGGCGCTGTGGCGAGGTCTGCCCGGGATCGCACTTCGAGGTGCTGGCGTGATGAAGCTGGTCATGGTCCCGGTGAAGCAGTTCGTCGAGCAGCGCTGGCGCTGGTCGTGGCGGTGGATGCGCTGGACCGTCAACACGCTCGTCGAGGACTACCGGTTCCACGGGAACGGCGCGTGCCTCGAAGGGATGGAGCCATGGGAATCGTGACCTTCGACTTCGCCAACGCACCTCGCTCGTTCTCGCAGGGCAAGCGCGTCACCCTTGATGGTGCGTTCTGGGCAGAGGGCTGCATCGGCGCCGCGCTACTCGGCCTGCCTGCGGTCCCTGTGCATCGCCTCGGGCTCGACTGGCCGCGCTGCTTCCACTCGCTGGGCGTGGCGCTCGGGCGGCATGAGGTGCGCCGACTCGAGATGCAGGTGGCGCGTGCGGGCTGGGCGACGAGCCCGCTGGCAAGGAGGCCGGCATGACCCTCCTCGAGCGCCTGCACTGGTGGCACCGTCGACTGCATCAGCGAGGTGGCAGGTGAAGTTCGATCGCGCATGGGCCAAGCGTCTCGTCGCATGGTCGCGGCCGTGGAACACGTTCAAGGCGGCGCCGCCGGATCCCGAGCAGCCGAGCACCGGGGCGCTCGTCCGTCTGCTCGGCGACGAGCTGGACGCCGCGATCGGCCGGCTCGACCGCGTGACGACCGATCTGTTCCAGCTGCAGCTCGACGCCCAGCGCTGGCTGAACGAAGGCGAGGACCGCATGAATCTGCGCGCTGCCGAGTGCCGCATCGGGAAACTGGTGGCGCTGGCCCAGGATCGACCCACGCAGGACGACGAGCAGCTGCGACGCATCCGAGGGCTCAGGCCATGACCCACTCCCCCGATTGCGCCCTGATCCAGTACGGCCACCTCGACCCGACCACGCTCAAGCAGCCGTTGATCTGCGACTGCAACGCGGAGGACGTCGGCGATCCGGTGCCAGGCGAGGAGCCTGTAGACGAGGCGCCCTCGAACGTGCGGCCTATCCGCTCAGGCAACGACGTCGTGCTCACGGGCGATGCGGCGCGCGCCTACCGACAGCTGCAGAAGGCCGAGCAGGCACTGCGGGGTGCGCAGCGAAGCAAGGACGAGGCGCTCAGGGCGTTTCTCGAGGCGGTGACGAGGTGAAGGCCTCGTTCACCCGTGCAGAGATCGACGAGTCGCGCGCCCTCTGGCGCTGGTACATGTGGGTCCGCGAGTGGGGGCTCATCGGGTTCTTCGTCGCCGACACCGCCCGGCGCGAGCGCGCACTGTGGGAGCGGCCGTGATCGCCCTCTCCGAGCCCAGCCACCTGACGCCCGTCGCGCTGTCTGGCGCCCCGCTCGCCCTCCGCATCCGCCACGCGCGCCGCGACGACCCCGGCGAGATGGCCTACATCCGCTCGTCGTTCGGCGAGGGCTACAAGCAGAGCTCGAATCGCCTGTTCAAGCTGCCCTGGCCCGACTTCAAGCGCCTCGAGCGACCCCGGCTGGACGCTGTGCTCGGTCGGGCCGACACCCAACTGCTCGTCGCGGACCTCGGCGGCGCGGTCGCGGGCTGGCTGGCGTGGTGCCCGGGCCGTCGTGTCGACACCGTGCACTGGACGCACACGCGGCTGCGCATCGGCAAGGGCGAGCTGCTGCGCAAGCGGGGCGTGATGACCGCGCTGGTGAACGCGGCGCAGCTCAAGAATCGACTGGTCTACACACATCGCGGGGCGCGTCGCTCCGACGAATGGATCGTGCCGTGGCTCGCAAGGCGCGGCGTAACCGCGGCGTATCTGCCGCTACGGGATTGGGAGGAGTGATGCAGTTTCTGGACGAGCGCTTGCCGCCACGCTTCTGGCGCAAGGTCGTGCCCGAGCCGATGTCGGGCTGCTGGCTATGGACCGCAGCTGAGAGGCGTGGCGGATACGGCGGGTTCTACATCGGCCCCGGGCGGTCCATGCGAGCACACAAGATCGCCTTCGAGGAGCTTGTTGGTCCGGTCCCCGAAGGACTGGAACTTGACCATCGCTGCCGCACTCGCTGCTGCGTGAACCCAGCGCATCTCGAGCCGGTGACAAGGGTGGTGAACGTTCGCCGCGGCACTGCGCCGGCTGCGAGGCACTTCGCAAAGACCGAGTGCGTGAACGGTCACCCGTTTGACGACCGCAATACCTACCAATGGAACGGCCGGCGATTCTGCAAGGCCTGCATGAAGAAACACAGCGACGCATGGAAGTCGTCGCATCCCGACCTCGTCCGAGCGCGCGGTCGCCGGTTGCATCACGCTCGCAAGGAGATTCAATGAACGCCGAGATCGGAATCGACAAGGAGGGCCGCGCATACGTGCAGCTGACGCCGAGCAGTCAGACGGAGGCCGGAATGCTGCACCACATGCGTTCGTTCCTGCCAATCAAGACTGACGACATGTGGGAGTACCGCATCACCGGAGATCGCCTGCCCGGTTCAGGCAAGGGCGGGTGACATGAAGCTCCTCTCCATCACGCTGCCCCACATGCCGCTGTTCGGGTCCCCGTCGAACGTCAACTGCGACGCGCCGCCCGCCAACCTGAAGGGCTTCTCGATCCGAGTTCGCGGCCGCGCGGTGTTTCTCGTCTCGCCGCCCGGCTGGACGCCTGAGAAGCGACTACCAAGCCAGCGCGATGAGAAGGGTCCCCGCCGCATGTTCGGCCCATTCGAGGCTGGTGCGGAGTGCATCATGCAGTGGGACAGCGACGACATCGACGGCGCCGCGAAGTACGACGGCGAGCCGATGGGCGTGCCGGTCGAGGTGCTGACCGACGAGGAGATGGAGCGGGCGACGGCGCCGGCCAGATCTGGAAAGCTTGGATCGGCCAGGCCATGAAGATCAGGTGGACCGACCTGCGTGGCCAGGCATACGAAGCCGGTGTCCCCGACGCGAGCACCAACATCAGCGTTGGGGCTCGGTGTCCGCACTGTGCTGGACGCAATATTGACCGCATTGATCTCAACGCCCGGACGTTCTCGTGTTCGAGGTGGAGTCGCGGGCCCGGGACGCCGGTACCGATACGTGCTCAGCATCTGTGGCCAAGGCTGACAACTTACGTCGCCGGAGATCCGGGCGTCGGATATCGGGCCTTGGTCTTCGAGGGGAGCGCTCCGCCCTTCATCGTCGAGGCCTCCCCGCGCTGCCCATTGGGCGACGATGAGAGGCGCATCCCGATTCCGTATCCGCTCCCAACCTAACCCATGCACCTCGGCCCCTCCGTCCTCTCGACCCTCGGCAGACTGGCCAAGCTGCGGCCGGCGGAGGTCAAGAGCGACGAGCCTGACGCCACGACCGAGCTCTGCAAGGTCCTGCGCGAGCGCTTCGAGCAGCACCCCAAGCAACGGGCCTTCTGGCAGACCGAGGCGCTCCAGGCCGCGGCGCTGTGCACCCGGCGCGCGGGCAAGAGCGACGGCGGCGTCCACGAGTGGCTGTCGCTGGCCATCGAGGTGCCCGGCTGGCGCGGTGTGTACGTCAACGAGACGAAGCCCGAGGCGCGCAAGATCGTGTGGCGCAACGACATGGGGCAGGGGTTCTGCGACCTCATCGCGAAGCACGGTGCGGCCACCGGCGATGGTTGGAAGCTCGGCTCGGTCATCGCGCGCACCAACGACACGACGCTCGAGATCAACTTCTCGAACGGTTCGCAGATCGCGCTGTTCGGCGCCGACGACGAGCAGAGCATCGGCAAGCTGCGCGGTCAGGCGAAGGACGAGATCTGGGTCGACGAGGCCCAGAAGATGCGCCACCTGCGCGCTTTCATCCTGCAGGTCGCACAGGCCTGTCTCGCCGACAAGCGCAAGCACAACGACAAGCCGGGGGCCCGCAAGAGCGGCAAGCTGAAGCTGACCGGGTCGCCGAGCGAGGACTGCGCCGGCTACTTCTACGACTGCACGCCCGAGCCCGAGAGCGGCGACACCCCGCTGCCGAACTGGGAAGTGCATCGCTGGTCGGTGATCGACAACCCGTGGTTCGGTCTGACGCCTGACGAGCGGTTCGCGCGCACCGCCGGCGAGGCACTCATCGCCAACGGCTGGACCGGAGCCGAGCCCGACTACGTCCGTGAGTGGCTCGGCAAGTGGGTCAAGAGCGATGCGCGCTACGTCTACCCGGTCCACGCTGTGCCGCAGCACATCGGGCTCACGTACGCCCCGCAGCGGCTCACCGACAATCGAATCAACCCGGCACACCCGCCGTGGGTCGACCTCAATGCGGCGCTCGCCGACCTGCCCATGCCGGGGCGTGGCCGCAAGCCCTATGACTGGCTCTACGCGATCGGCGCCGACTTCGGGTACGCGCAGGACCCGTTCGCGATCTGCGTCTGGGCCTTCACGCACGCGCCCGACCGCCCGCAGATCTACGAGGTGTTCTCGTGGAAGGAGTTCAAGGTCGTGCCCGACGACCAGCGGGACTACCTCAAGGCGCTGTGGGAGGGCCTGGACAATGTCGTGGTGCTCGTCGGCGACCCCGCGGGCCAGGTCGCGGCGAACATGGCGGGCTGGCGCGAGCGCGTCGGATTGCCGATCGACGAGGCCGACAAGAGCAGCAAGCCGACGTGGCAGGCGCTCATGGCCGGCGACATCCGCAAGGGCATGGTGCGGTACCGCGAGAACTCGCCGCTCCTCGACGAGCACCGACACCTCGTGTACCTGCCGACGAAGCCGGGCAAGCCGTTGAAGGACGACGCGGCGCGCAGGGCAAGTGACGGGAAAATACACGGAAATCACGTGTCGGATGGGGCGCTTTACGCCTTCAGGCACCTCACGCACTACACGAATCGCCCCGTCGCCGACAAGCCTGCACCGGGCACCCGAGCTGCCCTACTCGCGGAGGCTGAGCGCGAGGAGCGCGACCTCGATGCCCGCATGGCTCGACAGCAGCGCGCGTACGAGGAGGGCGACGAGGTTCCGGGCGAGTACAATCAGACGGAGAACACCGTGTATGGGAGTTGGGCCTATGACCAGTAACGAGAACCACGACCCCGGCGACGAGGACAGGAGCCGATCGATGGAGGGCGACTGCCCGAGATGTGACCGCCCGATAGACATGGGCCGAGCGCAGTGGAACTGCGAAGTCTGGTGCTTCGACTGCTCGATGCACCCGCATGACGTTCGCACACGGATGAAGAAGCAGAACGGCACGTTCGTTCCGCCGCGCGGGCCGCTTCGCATCGTCTTCACCGACAAGGGCGAGCGATGAAGCCACCCACCGGTCCCATCGACGCCGACGAGGACGGCAACGTCATCCCGGTTCCGCCCGCCGAGTCCGACCTCGCCCAGCTGATCCAGTTGCTCGAGTTCGGGCGCAAGCGCGGGTTCCGCATCGGCCCGACCGTGAAGATCGGCCAGCTCGTGACGCAGGTGCAGGACCTCAGGCAGACCGAGGGCACCGGCCAGGATCTCGAGCCGGATCCTGGACCGTGGCGCGCCGCGGGCTACGAGGGAGACGAATGAAGCCCAGCAGCGAGATCGACACGCGCCCGATCCGCAAGCCAGCGCCGGCCATCCCCGTGATGCAGTACGTCGGCGCGCTGCGCGTCTACTTCAACCGCCTGTCCGCCGAGCCGATGATGTGGTGCGTCAGCCCCGAGGCCGGAGAATGGGAACTGGCCGTGCGCACAGTCAAGATGGGGCCGTCCGTGACCTCGGAGACCGTGTGGCGCCGCAAGGAGACGCCCGACGACGAGGACGGCAGGCCAAGCGCCTGGCTCGCCACGACCGGCCACCTGCGCATCTACGCTGACGGGACTGCCACCGTGACCGCCGACTGAACGACTCTCTTGCGCGTTCGCGCGCGTTGTGTAACGCTCCCTGCAAATCAACCGGTCCACAGGCAAAGGGACCATCGATCCCTTGCCATGGCCCCACGCTACAACGCCCCCATCCGCAGCGACGCACACTGGATGCGCGCGAAGGTGGGCGAGCCGGTGCACGATCGGCTGGTCCCGTACGGCAAGGCGCTGCTCGAGCGCGAGGCGAACTTCCACGCGAAGAACCTCACGAGGGAACGCGTGTACCGCGGCGTCGACCTGCAGAACCAGCGGATCGCGCTCGCCGCGCTATCCGGCTCGGGCATGGGCATCGCGCGACTGAACGTCATCAAGGCGATCGGCGACACCTTCGCGTCGCGGCTCTCGAAGGACCGGCCGATGCCCGGGATCGTCGTCAACGACAGCGACTTCGAGCTGAAGAAGCGGGCCAAGGACTACCGCGAATTCATCGTCGGCCAGATGCGGGACACCGAGTTCGACTCGCTGTCGGTCCGCGCGCTCCAGGACGGCGTCAAGCTGGGCCTGGGCTTCACGCGCGTCGACGACAGCGACGAGGCGGTGATCGCCGAGCGCATCCCGGTCAACGACCTGCTGTTCGACCGTCGCGAGCTCAAGTACGGCAAGCCGCGGCAGGCGATCCGGATTCAGCGCGTCGCCCGCGACCACCTGGCCGAGCTGTTCCCGAAGCACAAGGAGTGGATCCTCGAGCGCGCGCCTGCCTCGCTGCGCCGCAAGGACGACACCGACGTGGACGGCGACGGCCCGAAGGTCGGCGACCTGGACGACTACGTTGACACGTGGGAGGCGTGGTTTCCGCCGATGGCACCCGACTCGGACATCGGCCGGCACGTGCTCTGCGTCGAGGGCCTGACGCTCGTCACCGAGCAGTGGCACGAGCCCCGGTTCCCGTGGTCGATGTTCCAGCTCGGCGATCCCGACTGGGGCATCTACCCCGAGGGCTTCGTCGACATGCTCATCGGGATCCAACACCGGATCAACCTGATCGTGCGGGATATCCAGCTGAACCTCGCCGCGACGGGCCGCGGGATCTGGATGGTCAACAAGGCTAACGACATCCCGGTCGAGATGCTGGCCGGCGCGGCGCCCTACAAGGTCAACTACAACGGCTCGCAGCCCCCGACGTACATCGCGCCGCAGAGCTTCAACATGGCGCAGATGAGCGCCCTAAAGGAGTTCATCGGTTGGGCCTTCGACCTCTCGGGCGTCTCGAAGGCCAACGCGGAGTCAAAGTCCTCGCTCGGCGCCGGAGCCTCGGGCGTCGCGCTCGACACGCAGTACGACATCGACAGCGACCGGTTCCGCATCCCGCAGGCGAACTACGCACGGTACCGGATGCACGGCGGCCAGTGCTACCTCGACGCCAGCGCGCGCGTCGCTCGTCGTCGGCAAGAGGGCAAGGGCGCCAAGCGCTCGTGGGTCGCGACGACGTGGAAGTCCAAGGACGCGATCCAGAAGCTCGACTACTCGAAGGTGGTACTCGAGGAAGGCAGCTACCGCCTGCGCATCGAGCCAGTCGGCTTCATCCCTGACACCCGCGCGGGCAAGATCGCGGTGGTCGAGCAGCTGGCCAAGGCCGGCGTCATCCCGCAGTGGCTCGTGCCGATGTTGTTCGACGAGCCCGATCTGGCCGAGGCGAGCCGCATCATGCTCGCACCGATCAAGAACTGCTTGCGCAAGATGGATCTGCTCGCCGAGGTCGACGAGGACCTGCCGATGCCCGAGCAGTACAACGATCTGGACATCGAGCTGAAGGTCTCGGTCGCCTACTACAACTGGATCCAGTGCGAGAACGCGCCGCCCGAGATCCAGGAACGCTACCGCACGTACTGCGATCTCGTGACCGAGGCGATCAAGGTCAAGGGGCCAGCGCCCCAGCCGATGGGCATGGCACCCGCCGAGCAGCCGCTTCCCGGTGGCGTCCCGCTGATGCCGCAAGGCCCGGTTCCGCCACCCATGCCGATCGGCGCACCGCCGATGGGTCCACCCATGATGCCGCCGGCGCAGATGCCGATGGCGGCCTGAGGAAGAATGAGAATCGCTTTCGACCACCCACTCTCCGTCGAGCAGGCGCAGATCGCCGTCGACGAGTCCCGCTATTCGTACGGCATCAAGCTGCCACGCGTCGACTACCGGACCATGGAGGGCGACACGAGCGCGGCCGACGCGGCGATCATGGCGCGCGAGTGCCAGCCGTCGGACGAGTCGGACTGGAACTGGGGCGAGCAGGATTCGCTCGCGAACATTCCGCGGAAGAAGGTCCCGTCATGGGTCAAGGCGCTCAGCCTCAAGGATAACGAGTAATGGACGTCGAGTTTCACGAGGAGATGTCACCGATCGGCGGCGCCAAGCCCGCCGCTGGCAACTCGCAACGCGCGCGCGGCCAGATCCACGAGTCGGTGACCATCGGGTCGGGATCCTCCGAGCCGGTCCGCGACGTGGCCGCCGGATCCGTAGAGCAGGAGTCGGTGACCGTCGGCAAGGGCGGCCGAGGTCTCGGCCTGAGCCCCACCGCGCGCAAGATGCTCGAGAACATCGACAAGCACGGGACGGTCTCCGACGAGCCGCCCGATGCCGCCGAGCCCGATTCGCCGACCGCTGCAGGGGTGCCGGCTGCCGCTGTCGCTCCGACTCAGGCGACGCCCCCGGAGACTTCGATATCCCCTGCAGCTGCCGCGGCGCCCCCTACTGCGCCGGCGAAGTCCACCGAGGACGCGATCGCCGAGCACAAGGCCCGCGCGGACCGGTTCGCCGAGCACAACACGAAGCTCGTGACCGAACTCGAGCAGCTGCGCGCGCGGCCCGTTCGCGGTGAGCCGACGGCGCGAGAGAAAGCCCTCGACGAGGCCGAGCGGACCATCATGGAGGACTCGATCGGCGCGCTCCGTCGGGTGTACGCCACCGCACTGGGCGTCGATGACCCGAAGCACCCCGACGTCGACAAGCACCTGACGTGGCTCTACCACGACCTCACCGAGCGCGAACTGGGGGTGCCGCTCGACCCGAGCATCAAGGCGCAGCGCGAGTCCGAGCGCGTGCGGCATCTGCTCGCCCGCGACAAGCGAGATCGCGCGGCCGACGCCACGAAGCCCGCGCCCGTGCAGGACCCCGACGCGGCTGAGGCGGCCACCAAAGTTCCGCTCGTCGCGCAGTTCATCGGCGCCGGCGATCACGCGACGAAGTACCCGCTCCTGCGCACCCTGAGCACCGACTTCGACGGCATGAAGCCCGAGGAGCTGCTCTGGAAGGAGCTGCACCGCGGGTTCAAGACGGGCGAGTACAGCCGCGCCGACCAGGACACTAACTTGATCGATCTCGCATCCCGCAAGATCGAGAACCACTACCAAGCCCTTGCCGAGAAGATCGCCAAGGCAACGCAGAAGGCACCAGCAGCAAGCACCGCCACGCCAACTCAAGCAGCCGTAGCGACGGATCAAAAAGCGGAGCCACAGGGAAACGGGCCCCGGACCATCACGAACGCGAGCGCGAGTGTTGCACCCGCAACAACTCCGGCAGCAAAGCCAGCACCGACCGAGGAACCACCGAAGAAGACTTGGCGCACCGAAAAGGAGCGCATCAAGCTGCTCGCCGTCAAGCACTTCGGAGACGCCTGATCGATAGCTGACTCGCGGTGCTCCCCAACAAGGAGCACATCACGTGACCGCACATACGCTAGCGAATCAAGACGCCTTTCTGAAGGACGTCTACACCACCGAGAAGATCCTCGAGCAGAGCTACGGGGAGAACGCCCTGTTTGCCTTCATGTCGAAGGAGCAGGGCGTCATGGCCGGCGGACGTCGATACGTCCAGCCCGTCGAGTTCGGCAACCCGAGCGGCGCGAACGGCGACTACGCCTCCGCGATGACCGACAACACAGTCAGCCAGTACGAGGACTTCCTCATCCCGAGGAAGACCCAGTACCAGCGCATCGTGGTGAACCACGAGCTGCTGTTCGCGACGGCGCGCAAGTCCGACGCCTACGTCAGCTCGATCAAGGAGTTCGACCGCGGGTTCAAGTCGCTGGGCGAGAAGATCGGGCGCCGCCTGTATCGCACCGCGGGCGGCAACATCGGCAAGCTCGCGATCGCCTCGACGAACACGACGACGCTGACGTTCGTCGACAACGCGGCCGTCTTCAACTTCCACATCAACCAGGTCCTGCAGTTCAGCGCGACCGACGGCACGGGCACGCTGCTCGACGGCGGTGACACCACGACCGTCACGGCGGTCGACCACGAGGCCGGTACCGTCACGATCGCCGACAACCTCGGCACCAAGATCGCCGGCGTCGCGACCTCCTCGTACGTCTTCCAGCGCGGCGACTACGGCGTCTGCCTCGCCGGCGTCGAGGACTGGCTTCCGATCGACGACCGCACCACGAAGCTGGCCGCGTCGTTCAACTCGGTCGTTCGCACGCCAGCCCCGGTCTACCTGGGCGGCATCTACTACGACGGCACCGCGGCCGGCGGCCTCGACGAGGTCATCATCAAGGCGACCGGCAAGGCTGGCAAGTACGGCGCCAAGACGTCGCACATCTTCGCGAACCCCGAGTCGCTGTCGGACCTCGAGCTGATCTCGAACTCGAAGATGCGCATCCTGGGCGAACTGACCACGTCGATCCGCAACGAGACCGGCGACCTCATTGTCGGCTTCAGCGGCTACAAGGCGCTCGTCGGCGGCCGGGTCGTCCGCATCTACCCCGACCGCAACTGTCCCTCGAATCGCCTCACCGGCCTGCAGCTCAACACGTGGACCCTGTGGCACACGGGCGAGCTGATCAACTGGACCGGCGAGAGCTACACCGGCAACCGCCTGCAGCCCTCGCAGAACGAGGACAGCGCGGAAGCCCGCCTCGCGAACTACTCCAACGTCGGCTGCTCGGCACCGGGATGGAACTGGAACGCGAAGATCAACCCGAGCACCTGAGGAGCGGCCATGACGATTCAAGGAACCGCTCGATGCACTCATCCGCTGGAGACGGCGCGCACCAGCAGCGTCACGCTGTACGCGCACGTCACCGGTGGCGGCGCAGCTGCCAACTGCACGCTCGACGCGCAGAGCGCCCTCAACGGCGAGATCACCGCGCTGACGTACTCGGGATCGACCGGCATCTACACCGGGACGTTCCGCTACGTCTACCCCGCGCTCGTCGGCTCCCCGATCATCTCGTGGGGCGGCGAGGGCACCGCTGGTCTCTTCGGAAAGATCACGGCCATCGACGTCACCGCCGGGACCT